TTCAATTGTTCTTGATAACTACTGACATCAAAACTAGTTCCGTGTAAGTCTTTGGTATCACCAGTGGGTACCTTCTGCCAATCTCGCGGAGCGGCCCATTTAACACACAAATCAACAGTGGTAGTTTCTTGTAAGTCTATTATAACATAATACTGTTTGTTCAAGGTTAAACTAGAATTAATCAACACACATTGTGCTACATTGGGTTCGAAAAATACCCCTATTTTACCACGATGATAATTGGAGCACACAACCTCTATACGAAACGTAATGTCCCCACGCCAATAAACGAAGGGATCACAACAAAACGAGAGAGCCGTGGGTTGATAATAATCATAGGATAGGTCCTGATAGTGAGTTACTAATTTAGGAGAAACGCCACAACCCCACAAAAAATCCATAGGGGAGTCTAGCGCATCCCACGAAAAAGTAGTAAGATACGATTCTATTCCTGTCAAATGCTTTATACTTAACTCGTCGACGTCAACACCAGCTATACGTGGATCGACTGTGAGCTCTTGCCTAGGATCTAATGTAACGCGATAATTGGTATCTGCTCCAATCAAGTGTGCTCCATTCTGATATGGCATATTTTTCACAAGGGAAGCATTCTGCACTATAACTGGTTTTGACCATCCAAAGATAGCGGCGAAGCGCGATATTCCACTGAATATCATTTTGCTGGCCATAGCCATTGGAGCTATAGAAGGAACCACGGACAAAGCGCCACTTATCGAGGCCATCTGACTTGAAATTCTCTCAATTGGGCCAGTCTCTAATTCGTCACCAGATCCACTCTCAGTAGTCACTTGCAACTGCGTCGCTGTTGGGGCTCCTATTTCAATATCTTCCATCCAAGCGTAAATATAACACGAGACATCACTCGGAGTCGCAGAAGCGCAACCGAGGTCATTGATGGAGTAGACATAAAGACCGCCAGCAAATTCCATGTCATCAAATGATGTGACATCTGAAATGGCGGTAGTAGCCGTATTGAACAGCTTGAACATGGGTTTGAAACTTATGAAAGGACAAACAATGTCGATCGGCTGATTATCTTTGACGTCTAAAATGACAGATCCAGGAGCTTGACTTAGATAGTTAATCATGAGCGGTCTCCAAGCAGGGTCCCCCAATAGGGATGCTCCATGAATGCTTAATGTCTTGTTCTTAGACGAGTATGGTTGATACGAGATCATGATCTTTCCATAGTGAAAGGGTGTACCACTCAGATTAACTCTGACGTGCATATTACCCCTAAGGTAAGCATAATTTCTCAACTTAGCTCGAACTGCTGGGTTAGACGTAAACAAATCCCAAATTTGATAAATGGATGTCACTTTCGCTCCCACGGCGATGCTAAATGCATCAAGTTCGATGGGGCGACGTAAGAAATCCTTGATATTTAGAATCTCACTCTGTCCCACCCGTGAGTACATAGAACGACCGGCAGATTTTTCGCTCTGCTCGTGTCCGAGCACATCAAGAACGTTCTCCTGTTTTACCTCATTATCGGGGTCGCCAAATACATTCATGTCAATTGTGTTACTCTCAGTATATACCTTCGAACGATGTAATTTTCGCTCTATAGCAGAATCTATGACCCCGAGAGATAACTCGAGATCAGCCAGCCGAGATTGCTCTCTCAACTTACTATTGACCCTGCGTTGGTTAGATAGTTCCGAGTACAAGTGGACTTGATGTCGCATAAGTTTAGCGCTTTTATCGCTCTTAAGCGATTTCTTAATTGCGTCGATCTCTCGTACGTAATTCTCTCGGAGACGACGTATGTCGCCTCCTGTTTTTAACTGTTTTTCTTCTTCAGCACACCATTTTAATAGATCAGCCGCCGGTGCATGCGACTGTCTAAATGCCATTCCTATTTCTATAGCGGCGTGTGGCTCACGACTTTCGTCTCCGCTCCCGGATTCTGGAATTAAGTACAAACTATTATGAATGTACTCCCATGTGGGTAATGCATTTATATCCAGATCTGGTATTTTATCAAGTAACACGGATACAAGTCCATCACGAAAAACACCGAAAGGTGTTCTCTCCAAATGGAAGAAAATCTCCCATAAGGCAGATTGGACCGTAGCCAATGTTTGCTCATTCTTGGACACGTACTTAGAAGGAATTGTCCACATCAGACTTTTCCTAATAGAGCTCAATGCCAGTTGAGCTACCCAATGTTGCAAATCATCACGATAAACGAAAGTTCTCTTTAGAAAAGAACCACTCGTAAAGTGTATGTAAGGATCTACAACGTCCTTCTTATCAGGCGATGTAAAGTCTAAACCGTACACGTTCTGACAAAAATCTTGATAGTAAGAGCCATTGTATGACTCCACTATCTCTTCC